CAGCTAATCCTTCTGCTACTTGTTGAGATTCTTTAAATCCCATTCCTAATACTCCAGCTGATGCAGTAAATCCATTAATCTCTTGACCTACCATTCCAAATGCCTTTTGCATTTCAAACACCTTACCAACAACTTTACCTACTCCAACTATGAGTAATCCAATTGCCAATGATGGTTTCTTCAATGCAGCAGTTATTTGATTAGCAACTGCATTTAATCTACCTTTCATTTCATCTACTTCCTTAGTTAACTCTTTATATGCGGCTACCTCATCATCGGTTAACCCATTCATTATTTCAAGTTCACGATTGGCTTTCTCTAAGTTTTTATTGAAATCACCTACTATACTACCTAATTCTCTGTTCCCTTCTATCAAATCTTGATTTGACTTTACAAAACTTATATAGTCTTTTCGAATATTTACTAAATTGTCTGCCGCGGCTATCTGTTCTTCTTTAGTACCGGATGCTGCAGATAAAACATCTCTTTGTGCTTCTGCTACTTTGTACGCTTTTTGTGCAAATTGTTCGGCGAACTCTATATCAGCTGGGTCAGTTAAACTAACCTGAACCTTACTTAATGATTTAAGTTGTCTATCCATTGAAGTGAACGACTTACCTAACTCAGTAGTTGCTCTTTCCGATATAGATATCTGAGATGCTAAATCACTAAAATCGGAAACAGTGGTTTTTATACCTTTTGCTTTGTTAATATAGGCTTCGGTTTTACTAATCTTTTCTTGCAAATCCGCAATAGCAGCCGCATCACCCCTTTGTTGAGCAGCAGCTAGGTCCTCCTGTTGTTTGGCTAAATTTTCGGTTGCCTTAGCTTCGGCGTTGATTAGTTTTATTTTTTCCCCTGCCATTTATTACTACTTCTTCTTATTAATTTTATCTAATACTTTCTGCAAATCAGCTAAAGAATCACTTGTATCTCTAAGTGCTTTAGCTAATTCAGGATTTCTTTCTGCTGATTTTTCTATGAAATACTTATCTAATCCTCTTTTATAGGAGTCTATAAAGCTATCTACGAATTTGTTAAGAATTCCTTCTTTAATAGGTTGTTTCATTGTGAGTATATTTTTACTAATATAAATATTGGATAAAAAAATAAGGGGTGATTACACCCCTTAAATTTTACTATCTCATCCTTACTTTTGAAGAACCACCTGAAGGAACTTTTGTTTTCCTATTGGCTCTATCATATTCTTCTTTTTCTTTTTTCTTTAAGTCAATTAACTTCTTAAGGTAAAACCTTCTCCAGTGAATTGGCATCGTATATACATCTTTCCAAGTAAACCCATTACCATATTGAACCAAACTCCAAATTTCTTCGTGAAGTTGGGTAGAGTAATTAGTTGGAAGGGTAAAAAAAGCTAACCCCAAATGGGATATCAAGTGCCTCCGTCTCACCAGTAATATCAGATGTAAATTCAAATTTTAAATCCAAATCGGGTGCAAAATCTCTAATATGTGCTCTTAATGCTCTGCTATCCTGAGCTAACAATTGATTAGTTACCCAATTATTAATGAATCCTCTTTCAGTATTACCTTCGACTTCCACTATCATTTTTCGTAATCTAGTTGTAACTTCAACCGGATTAGTACCTTTGGATAACTTATCTAATGCCGCTACTTCAGCCTGAACATCTTTTTCATCCTTATGTGATAATAATTTGAATTTAATCTTTTTACCAGATTGAGGTAAAGTAAATTCATATTTATTATCTCTTTTTAATAGAGAATAATCAATATCCTTTGTTTTAACCTTCGCTAAATCAATTGTTACTTGTTGTCTCTCACCGCTAAATGGGTCAGATACCTCTACTTGATAAGCCGCTCCATATCCTAAAATACGAGTTGCTAACATAATAGCGTTCTTATCACCTGTAACTAAATCATCGATTGATGCATCTACTACTACAGATTCTAATAACTTATCTAATACTATACCTTTTTTGATTAGGTTTTGTGAAGAAAGAATATCTTCTTCCTTTGCGGTCATATACTTTATCGTAACTTGTCCGCTCGCCAATGGATGTCCCTCAGGGTAACACTTTCCTTCTGATGGTAATGATATAACCTCAGTTGGGAATTCATAATTTTTGTCTGCCATAATAATAACTTATTGTTTGTATATAAATATATATATCACAAATTTTCAAAACAAAAAAAGGGGATAACATTTCTGTTTCCCCTTTTATATTTTATTTTTGATTAGAATTCTAAGATTGCGTAATCGTAAGTTAAAGTAATTTCGATTGATGCAGGGTCTGTAGCATTACTCCAATCCAAGTCACCGAAGTTAGCTTGAGAGATAAATGCTCCTTTTAATTTCCATTGTTCAATCTTATCACCTACTGGACCTAACATATAGAAATCCACATCCTTCTTATAGAATTCTGCGTATCCATCTCTACCTGTTAATGATTCGTGAGATGTTCTAATCCACTCCATTACCGCCTGTGCTCCAGATGGAACAATCGGGTCGAATAATGTAAGGGCCACGTCTTGCCAATCTCCTTTACCTTTCAACTTTCTTTTTACGTTGATATGGTCTAATACAACTGTTTCAAACTGAATTGTTGGTCTGTTTGCCACTCTTACTAAGTATGAAGGAATACCATCGATTTCCACGATGAATCTGTTCTTCATCTTTGGTTCGAAATTGGTATAAAACATTTCGTTAAATTCTAATACTTCTGCCATTTTATTACTTTATTTTATATAAATATTAGTTATTCAAATTATACACTAAAAGTTGCTCCAGTCGGTAAGATATTGAAATCTATTACGATAAATTCAGCAGTTTTAGCAGGTTGTAAGAACACAGAACCTTGTAAAATGTTTCTGTCAATTACATCTGGTGTATTATTTGTTTCATCCATAACCACTCTAAATGCGTAAAGTCCTTGTCTTTGTTGAACACTCTCTAAGTAAGGGTTTACTGTATTTAGGAATTTAGCTCTTGTCTGTCCTGTGTTTTGTTCGAATATTAAGAATCTTGATGTAGATGCAACGAACTTCTTCAAGTTAATTAACAATCTTCTCACATTGATTCTATCTAATGCAGATGAACTTTCTTGTAATGTTTTCTGTCCGAATGCACTAATACCTTGTCCAGGAAATGCCGCAATTGGATTTACCTTTCCTTCGTATAATGTATCTCTTTCAGATTGAGTTAATCTATTCATTACTTGTACCGCTCCCTGAATACCACCTCTATTTAAACCAGCTGGTGCGAACCATTCTGCACCCAATCTATCGTTTTGTGCATATGTACCTACTAATAGTGTTGATGGTGGAACAGCGATTACTCTGTTTGTTATAGTATCAATTGTTTTAACCCACGGGTAGTAAGTTGCAGTATAATTAGAATCAACTAATGATGCCTCTTCTACTACTTCAGTTATACTATCGTTTGCACCAACAAAATCTGCGATATAAAATACATCTTCTCTTGCTTCACATAAATCCATAGCTTTAGTTGATACATATCTATGTTGATTTCTGATGATACCAGGTGTAACTAATAAATTAATATCAAGTTCATCTGGATTAGAAAGTGTATTCAATGCTTTAACGTAAGCTTTTGTACCACTTGCAGTTGATGTTGAACAATCAAATCCTTGAGTATTGGTATCAATGATAGATGCTCCTTTTAATATATCTACAGTTGGGTCAACTCCGTTGAATCCACCTTGAAATGCAATACAGAAATTTCTCTTAGCAATGGTATTAGCATCACTTGTATAAGTTGCCGCTAAATTACAACCATTTACCAAAGAAGAATTATCTAATGCGAAAGCAGTATTACTACCAACGCTTGCCCCAAATGGTATAGCTTTAAAATAATTTAAGTTATTTTTTGCACTAGTTGCTATAGAATCCCCAAACTCAACACCACTTGAGTAAGAACCCGTACTCCAAACAGAAGCCGATGTAAATCTTATAGTTGGGAAGTTATCTGCCAATGCGGTTGCACCAAAATTAACAGGTATAGTATAAGCACCAAACCCAAATGGAACTGCTTCGATTGGGTAGAATCCTTCTGGTTTAATT